CAATAATTCTACTTTACTTAGAAAAGTAAACGCAGGTGATTTTGAAGGCGCATCTCACGAATTTGAAAAGTGGGATATGGCTGCTGGAAAACACTTGGCTGGATTGCTCAGACGCAGACAAGCTGAAGAGCTTTTATTCCTGAAAGACATTCATGGCTAAAGACACCAATCTTTCCGTTGGTCGTGGCGAGAAGCTCTCCGTTTCCCAGGGCGGTGGGTTGACTGCAAAAGGCAGACGCAAATACAACAGAGCAACAGGAAGCAAACTAAAAGCACCTCAAAAATCAGGCGCAAGACATCGCTCATTTTGTGCTAGATCCAAAAACTGGAAAGGTGAGCGTGGCAAAGCAGCAAGACGCAGATGGGGGTGCAGATGAAACCAGGACTTTATGCCAATATTCATAAAAAGCGTGAGCGTATCCGAAAGGGATCAGGAGAGAGAATGAGAACGCCTGGATCAAAAGGCGCTCCCACAGATAAAGCCTTTCGAAAAGCCAAGAAAACCGCAAGGAAAACCAAAAGATGAATCACTGGGTACTAGGCGAATCAGGCGCATCATGGCGCAGGGATGAGCTGACCTTCAAAAGCGTAAGTACCTATATGACTGAGCTGACACCAAGGAGCAGCATAGACTTTACCGCCACTCTTGCGCCAAATGTAGCAGAAGTGGTAATCCTCAGAAAGTAATCGACCAGTTTCAGGTTCAATAGAGGTAGCAAAGTACTCTTTGATCTCCTCACGCATACTCATCTGACCATTTAAGTCGTTGACATCGTTAAAGTAAGAAGGCACTTTATCGGCTAATTGCTCAAATACTTCCTTCTTAATCATCATAAAACCAGTACCGCCATTAAAGATTTCTACAGGCTGTCCAATAGGCACAGTCACCTCGCCTTGGTAATCCACCAGATTGACCACAAAACTGCCCGTATAGCTCTTTAATTGATTTTGTGGCACTCCAGCATCCATTGCCTTCTTAACGCTATCCCAATTGATTTCTTTCTTAGGGTAGATACCGCAAATAATGTCCTTATCTGCTTCAAGCATAGCCATAATGTCGGTAGCTCTAAACTTAATGTCGCTATCAATAAAGAGTAGGTGGGTGCAACCGCTCTTAAGAAAGCCATTAGTAAGCGCATTTCTTGCCCTGGTAATCAAGCTCTCGTTGAACATAAAGCTGTACTGAGCTTCCACTCCAGACTTTTGTAGCAACATATTGAGTTCCATAATTGACTGCGTATAGTAACCAGCACACTGACCGCCATACATTGGTGTAGCTACAAAAATTTTCTTATTCATAAATAATCCCTAACATCGTTTAATAAAAGAGGATCAACGACACAGTTATCCCCATACCCAAAATTTCTGATTTTGTGCAGTGCAACAAAGTCACTTCTGGTGATTGCACCCACCAGTTCAATTTGATAATCGTTTAGATACCTTGCAAACACCGCTAAATCAGCTTTAAAGTCGTTCAGTGTTCTAAATAACAAATATTTGGCTTTAGAAGTCTTTACATCCACTTTTAAACCCTTGTATTCAAAATCCCAACCCTGATCCCTACCGATGTGTAGATCGAGGTTTACAGGCGTGTTTAAGACTTTTCCTACCGCCCACTCTCCTGCCATACCTTCTTTGGTAATAGCAAAGTCATCTCGCTTTTGATCTACCCTACGAGTTTGCACGCCCATGTCTTTTTTGTACTTGTGACGATCATGCGCTGCCCACGCTATTTCGTAGGTATCTAGTTCTGATAATCTAACAATCATGAGAACAAGAAATACCCAAAAAGCGTAACAATCACTAAACATACATACAGCACCTCAGATAAATGGCGCTTGCGATAGCCCTCAGGATCAAGAAAAGCCGTCTGCAAAAGAATGGCATCTGAATCCATCTCTGGTCTGCAATCCTTTTGGTAATACTTACCAATCTCTACTTTGCCGTTGTTATATGGTGTGTTCATCGTTATCCCCTTAAATAAGTGCCAGCTATCCAGGAAGTTGGCTGGCGCAACCCCTAACTACCTAGCTAATTGACGCTAGATTCCACCTGGACTTGTGAAAATTCTTCCATTGTTTCAATCATTACTGTTAATCCCCCACCCTTTTTTATTTCACAACGCTTGATCTCAATAAAATCAATGTTGAAATCATCATCAAATACTCCTGCATCTTGCAAACTATCCTCAATAATCTTCAATAAATTGGATATATCCCGTTTGCGTTTATCAGGAGGATAAGCCCATACAATCAGCGCAATCTTGGCATTATTGAACTTTGGTGTTCGATACTCAGCCACATACTCTTGCACTGCGGTTTTATAGGCTTTAGCTTTTGCGTTTGGAAAGCGCCTACCCCTAGCGTTAATGTAAAGATGATTTACGCTTGGAGGGTAGGGTAGGTTCAAAACAACCATTAACAGCCAGGCGGTCCAAAAGGTCCATCAATGTTGGTATCCCAACAACAGATTTCTCCATCGGAAGTCTTGCTGCATTTTTCGTATGCAAAAGCATTGCTGATTAGCACCAGGCTAAAAAGGCACATCAGAATCTTTGACACGATTGACCTCCTTCGGATAAGTACCACCATTATCGGGTTTCCAATTATCTTCTGACAAGCTGATTAAGCTGCCCTTAGGTGTTTGTTTTGTCCATCCAGCAATCTTCAGGGTTTGACCTGCTTTGTAATCTTCAGATAACAATAGCGTGCCTTTCCAATCAGGTGATTTGTCGTGTTTCTTTTCGTTTTGAAATAACACCCCTTTGCCCATCTGAGCAATATGTCCATTAGCCATTGTTGATTTCCTTTCTAATAGCTTGTAGTCGTGATAAGAATTTCGCTGTTGTATTGCCATCAAATGTTTTTGTATAGGCTTCATTGACTTCTCTGAACTTTTTAATCTTCTCGAACTTTTCCTCAGCCGTCATCTTGCTGGATTCATGGATCTTGGCGTGCATCTCTGCAAACCCTTCGATCCAATCTGCTTGACAGATATAGCGTGCATAAGGTTCTTCAGTGCCTGGCACATACATCGGTATAGCCATGTCAGGGATGTCATCGGGAATAGCGCTAAGATCAACGATATTAGGCACTACTGATCCCATGTCTTTTACTTCTCTAGGCTTGGAGGTCGGGCTTTCAAAGTTTTCGACCTCATCGGGTGAGTAGAAGCCCGTAACAGATCCTGGGAAAACTGATCTAATCCCCTCTGAAATACAACGGCTTCGTAGCATCGCTCTGGGGAACTTTTGCCATCCGCTTCCTGGTTTAACAAGACCGATTTTGGTAGCTTGCTCAATTGTCCATGTAACCGCAAGGTCACCCCCGTTGGGATGTGAAAAAACTCCTGTAACTTTGTCATCTTTGTAATCCTTCCATTCGACTTTGCCACCTGCGTTTTGAAAGCGTGCCAGCATAGCGTCTGCCTTGAGAGCTGGTCTGCCCTGAATAATATGAAAATCCCGTGCTGCTGTAGCGGGATGTAACCCTTCTGCTTGTGCTACTGCCATCAGTGCCAGCACAGAGTTTTTATCCTTCATGCCAAATAAACCACTAGCAGCGATTGCTGTAGCCATCTGCTCCATCTCTGAATATGCGACTAAATTACTCATGTTAATTTCTCCATAATAGTTAGGACTGTATCTATGACAGAACTGGCTGTCATCACCCATATTGCAAAATCAATATTATTCATTTGACTAAGAACCTCCGTGAACCTGGCTGCTCAATTACAAACTTGTCATAAATGTCAGGCATCGCTTGTCTGAATAGATCTGAACTAAAGCGCTTGCTCATCTTGCTAGACTTCCAAGTAACTAAGCTAGTGCCATCGACTGCTCTGATCTCCTCTGCCCCACCCATGAGATTACGGATCTGCACCTCTATATTTTCTTCAGCGCTCTCAAGATGTTTAATCTGATTCTTAATATCCCTAAGTTGAGCAACAGCCATCTCGACCTGCTGAGTAGCCACCAGCGCAGCACTATTGCTTTCGGGATACATGATCTTGGTTTGCTCAATGGTTTCCGCTGGCGGGAGCGTTCCTGCTTGGCAAAACCCCCATACAGTAGCCATCTTCTTAATGAGATCGTCTTTTTCAGCATCCGTAATATTGAACTCAAAGGTGCAAAATTCCTGCCCTCCAAAAAGCACAGCCAGGACAATAGAGCTAACACCATGACAAGCAGCTTCGTGAACCAGTTGGGCGTAGTCAGCATCAGGAATCCGATTACTGTCAGTATCAAACTTCCCACGAACTCCAGCGTTGTAGTTTTTTGCTTCAACAAGCATAGAACCATCAGCGCTGATGAAATCAAAATGACTACGAAACCATTGGTGCTTGGGATGAGTAATGCTGTAGTCTGCATCTTTTAACTCCTTCTTGAGCTTGTCCTGAGCTAGTCTGCCTATTAGGGGTTGCATGACATGACCCATTTGTACCGCTTCAATATGCGATAAATCAGGGATCTCCTTCTTGCCCTGCTTTTCTAATATGACATCGACCATCTTGCCATTAGCGACCTTACGACTGTCACCCGACCAGATAGCGGATTTACGCACCTCTGGCGCAAAATCAGCTTGATCGTTCATTCTGTCACCTCAATCAGAGTAGCTATGATTTGTCGGTAATTTGCAACACGGGTTACAAATAAATCAATTTCTTCCCCAAGCTCAGCTACTTCTTTCTTTAGCTGGTTGATCTCATCGCACATCTGAATGATTTGATCGTCTTGACGGGCTACTAACAGCTTGAGCTTTTCCTGCTCTGCATCTTGATTGAGCTGTTTAAAAGTAACCTTAACCCCCTTAGGTGCTGGGAAAGGTGTCTTAGGTTTGTTTTTACTGCCTTTTGGTCTGCCTTTTGTTGCCATGATTAACTCCTTGTAGTTAGGTTATCTACCGAATGGAATGGTAGAGAGATCATCCAATTCCTCGTCTGTCCATTTGAGGGATCGAATTGGGGTAAAGAATTGACCGACCATACCGCAGCCAGTTGAGATGGAATACTCTCTCTCAATTCTTGCAAAATAGAATTTGGGTTCTCCCGTTACGGGATCAGTGCGTGAGGTGCGTAGGCAATAGCCAGTCTGCTCCTCATAATGCTGGCAATCTTTACAAAGATTCATAGCAAATTGTCCTTTAATAAATAGTTAGGTTAGGTACTACAGATAGAACATTACTACATTACAGCGATTAGTGCAATTTATTTGTTAGGTGTTGGGCATAAACTACAAAACGAATTTATGCCTTTTTTGCCACTAGACAAATAGGCAATTCCCTACTTGAGTGGGGATTCCCCTACTTGTTTAAAATCAATGGCTTATCCTCCACTGGTTTGCTGGGATCATGCACTATTACATCCCCTTGGGCGTTGATGTAATACAGATCCCCTAGCTCTTTCGCTTTAATCAAGTTACGGGTTTGTACCCTAGCGTTCATTTCCATCCACTTCTGTGCATCTTTGTCTGCTTTACTCATATATCCCCCATTGGTCTGCCATAGCATCGGCAATTCCCTGATAAGTTGTGCTGCGTAGCTTCCACCGATCAGGTGACGGGGGTAGCTTGTGAACTCTTGCTTCTCTGCCTTCTACAATGTTTGTAGGTTTTAATGGTACTAACCCTTTTAACCACAAGCAAGTAGATTTTGTTTCTCCGTGTCCAAATTGCCACGGCTGAATAATTTGGTCTGGTTTTCGGTAAAGCGTTGACATGACACTAATCGGGTTCTCTAAGCATATTTTGGGAATGTCAACCTTTGCCAGCATCATAAAAAACGATGCTCCAAATTGTTGACTGCCATTCAAACGCTTACCTACGAAGTGTTTAGCACCGCTAACGGATAAATCTGTGCAAGGCGGGTGAGCAATCATTAGATCCCAGGGATAGTCCAATACATCTCTAATATCCCCTTGATAATGCGGTCCTGGTGATTCAGTAGGCAATAAATCGCAGCTCATAGCTTCTGCCCCCCCTTTTATGAAAGCATCTCTTACTCTGCCCGAATATTCACACGCTACTAACACTCTCATTTATTGCACCTTTTAAAAAACTGTGATCTAATGCGATTAAGTTTGCTTTAGTCGTGGTTTTGTTGTCAGTTGATAAGGGGGCTTAACAACGGATTTGACATCGCTACCAAAATCACGATTAAAGCAAATTACACGGGGGCATTACCCACCCCTCCCGCATGGTGTAGCGCCAAAGGGAATAAACATAGTGGCTAGTATCTAGGGGACTCTCACAGGACCGCACCCCTTTAGTTAAGCACTTAGATAAACGATAGCTACCCTTTTTAAAGGTCACCCCCATAAGGCGGGTTAGGTGCTTAGCTGTTTGCAAGTTAATCTCCACAAAAACACGCAATACCTTCTTCGTCTGCGAACAGGTCATCTTGCTCTCCCACATTGTCAAACATCTGTTGGTAGCTCGGTCTGTCCTTCCTAAATCGTGCGCCATCTCCAATATATTGACCACCAGAGTGAATCCGTGCTTCTTGCGTAGCCCACCACACTGCTCTGCTAGGTTTTTCAGCAATAAGTGATTGAATTTGATGCCTACCTTTTAAAAAACATAAGTCGCAGTTCCCGTGTACTGTTTTCCCGTTGCGGTTTGGTAATCCCAAATCAAACGGCTGCTCTGTCCAAAACCTACCAACATCGGCAGCAGTGACCCCTGCGGTGTAGAGTGGCACTCGCTCCCGTGACATTTTCATGGCTCTACGGGGTTCGTCAGCTCTAATACCTACCCAATCCATCGTTTCGTTGTGTTCCCACCCTAAATCTTTTAAATAGCGGTGAATTGTCCTAATTTTGAGTTCTGCGGTACAGAATCGGGTGACAGGATTCGGTAAATAGTTCTTTTTGGTAATTAAAGCCTCAAACGGCTCTCCAGCCCTGCTGGCAGTTAAAAAGTCCACCTGTTTATATTTTGGATCA